GTCTATATTCGATCTATGCAACCCTGGCTTTACTACATGACTGAGCTCACTGTTGAAGCTCGCGAAGTGGACTTTGTGTACGAGAACCACATACGTCACTCAGACGGCTCCAGGAGCGTCGCTTACGACGTTGAATCTCTCACGGTGCTCCTGCCCAGGTTTCGTCGCTGCATCTCTGTGGAGTCCTTCCTGGCCCCTCACAGGTGGAACTGAGCATGCCTGATGATACGGGGGTAGAATTGCATGCAGCGTGGTTTTTTGATTGTCCGGGCTGTGGAAGGGAGGTTTTTATACGCCCACATCCGGTAACAGAGGGTCAGCGTCTTGGTTACGGCACTGAGGGTGCTCTTTTGGTGAGTGTCCCGGCCCAGGTTGAGTGTCCCCATTGTTCGTCTTTTTGGTATTCTTACCTAGAGGACAGCTAATGTGGGACTTAATACCGAAGTTGATTGTGTGGGCGTTCATCACCATAGTGTTCGTATGGGACGTTATAGCGAACTTCTCTGGTCATCATGAAGCGACTGTGAGTATATTCCTATTGAAGACGAGTCAGCGTCACCCGATCATCGCCTTTTTGTTTGGTCTTTTAGCCGGTCATGCCTTTTGGCCGAACGAGTAGAAAATGGTACAGACTTCTAGGCCGGATGCTGACGACGGGGCTGATGGCAATTGGACAGACCAGGGTGGCGGTACGAGTCTGTATGCTGCCATTGATGATCCGGTTGGGTCGCCGGACGACGCGACGACTTACATAAAGGTGACAGACACTTCCAGCAGCGAGGTTTGCATTGTCCAGTTAGCGAGCATATCGGCTCCTGAATCTGGCAATGTAACGATAAAGTGGAGAGCGACCACATCGGACAATATGACTGCCGGTGCTCCCCAGTTGAAGATAGAGCTTCTTGCTGATGGTAGTACGACTGCGAAGGATGGAACGGGGAACCAAGCGATAAATGATGCGGGAACCTGGACTTCTTACTCTTATCCGTCATCGGGTTCTCTGGATGTAAGTGGCGTCAGTGACTGGAGCACTCTGAAGTTCCGTATAACCATGATTGCCGGAAGCGGTGGAGGTATGGGTGCTAACGACATAATGAAAGTGACACAGGCTTACCTGGAGACTCCAGACGCTGCGGCGGGAAGCTCAATCGCACCGATAGCAATGAATCATTACAGGAGAAGAAGAGGGAATTAAAGATGGCTCTTGATATTAAGCAATCGACTGCAACAGCAATTCTTCTCGGCCCGTTTTTAGACGATTCAGATGGAAAGACGGCTGAAGACAATCTAACGGTCGCCAACATTGATGTGGATGTCTACAAATTCAGCGATAGCCACGCCCTGACAAAGGTAGATATTACTCCAGCGGCATCTGGTACTGCGCATGATATGGCTCATGTGGCGAATGGTTACTGGTCGCTGGAGCTTACTGCGACTGACACAAACACACTAGGCCGAATGATTGTTACGGCTAATATCTCCGGTGCCTTGCCTGTTTGGCAGGAGTTTAATGTTCTTGACGGAACAAAGTATGATGAAAAGTATAGTTCTACTACCCCCACGGTAGACGTGGTGAAGGTGAGTGGTGACGCGACTGCGGCCAATAACCTGGAGTTGATGTACGACGGGACGGGGTACGCAGGGGGCACAGCAAAGCTGGGTGTTGATGTAGTCAAGGTCAGTGGTGACTCTGGGGCTGCTGACAACCTGGAGTCGATGTATGACGGAACCGGCTATGTGGGCGGTACGGCCAAGCTGACGGTGGATGTGGCCAAGGTTTCTGGAGACTCCACTGCAGCCGATAACATGGAACTGATGTTTGATGGCACCGGATATGCCGGGGGAACTGCCAAGTTGGGGGTAGATGTGGTTGCTATCAGCGGGGATACCGCTGCAGCAAACAACATGGAGAGCTACTACGACGGTACTGGGTACGGTATCCAGGCTTCCAGTGCCTCTACGGTGGTCACGGTAGGTGCCCTGAACAGTGCGGCTATTGACGATGTTTGGGAGACGGACACGCTTACGGAGACTTATGCCTCTGATGGTGCTATCGCCAAGCCCAGTCAGCTTCTCTACATGATCCTCTGTGCTGTCAGTGAGTTCTCTATCAGCAGTACCACGGTAACGGGTAAGAAGCTCGACGGCAGTACGACTGCCATGACGTGGACGCTCAACGATGCTACCAGTCCTACCAGCAGGACAAGGGTTGCCAATCCGTAAGGCAGGCTAACCAATGGCGATCAAGCATGTAGTGACCCGGATGCTAGACCCGGAGTCCATTGTGACTCATGGGTTTAACTACATCGGCCCTAACGTTGCTGCTATTGTCTTCCCGGCGAACCAGCTTATGGGGGATCTCAGCTATGACGAGGTGTATTACAAGGGCATCCCGGTAACAGGGTACACATTCCTGTTGGTGAACAAGACAACCGGGGCGTCGATCACCTCTGGAAGCGTAACGGCCAAGATAACCCAGGACGGAGGCACCCAAGCCAGTGTGTCTGCTTCTGCGAGTCATGAAGGGAACGGCCAGTGGTCGATTAACCTTTCTGCGGCTGAGATGACCGCTGACATCGTGGCCCTGGCATTCATACATTCTTCAGCCGTACCTGTTTATGTAACGATACACACAAAATGAGTGGAATGACTGATAACGGAAGAAAACTGTTCATTGCCAGGCTCAAACGAGAGGGCCGGTATAGCAACTATCGAAAGCGAGTAGGGGAGGTAAGGGAGAATACCGACCTCTCTGACTGGAAGGGTAAGGCCATGGCCCAGAAGGAGTTTGGGTTTATTGGCTACTACGACGAGAAGGATCGTCTTTTTGCCGAGAACATCCAGGAACCTCTGGAGATCCAGATAGAAGAGGCCAGGGTTGATGATGAGGCAGAGGAACTGGTTGCCGCTTTCGGGGACTTTGACTTCACTACCTCTGACCTCCCTGAAGACATCGCTTTCGTCTTCCACAATCTGCACAAGATCACCAGTCCTGAAGACCCGTCTTCATGGAAGGTGAGCACCAACGAGGCTCCTACGCCTGGTGCATGGAACATGCTCACGTGGGCCGCGAGTAACCGCACCAAGTTCATGGAACTGGTGATCAGGGAGAAGCTCAAGGATCGCAAGGAGGATGACGGGGGCATGTCAGACAGCGGCCAGTCTATTGACGAGATAGATCGTATGCTTGCGGAGATCAGGTCTGGTGACTGAGTTCTATTCCCAGGTACCGAAGACGCTTGTAGAGAACCTGGAGTATCGTAGGGATCTCCTGGCCTGGGCAGATACTCCGAAGAGGCAGAGGGCACTCTGGACTGCCTGTAACAGGGACATCCTGTACTTTGTGAACGCCTTCTGCTGGCTGTATGAGCCACGGGCAAGCAAGCTGCGGGGAACCAAGAGCAAGATCATCCCGTTCATGACGTATGAGTATCAGGATGAAGCGTTTATCACGATGAACGAGTCTCTTGGTATCGCTGATGTCGGGGTGGAGAAGTCTCGTGACCTTGGTGCCACCTGGATGTTCCTCACGCTGTACTTCTACCACTGGGTGTTCAACCCGTTCTCTTCCTTTGGGCTGATGTCCAGGAATCAGGATCTGGTGGATAAGCCGGGGAAGAAGGACACACTGATGTGGAAGCTGGACTTCCTGCTTAGTGGTGAGGGTGGTAAGGGTGGCTTGCCTCCATGGATGAGGCCCAAGAATGTGTACCGCACGAACCTGTTGATGGAGAACAGGGACAACGGGTCTACCTTTGAGGGTTCTGCGACAACGGGTGACGCCTTCCGTGGCGGTCGTAAGACTTCCATTGGTATGGACGAGTTTGCTTCATTCTCCAAGGGGGATGACTATGAGGCCCAGGCAGCGACCCAGCATGCGACAGACAGCCGTTTCTTTGTGTCTACTCCCAAGGGGGCGTCGGGTGCCTACTACGATGTGATGCACGAGCCTTCCAGTATGGTGAAGATCATCCTGGACTGGAGGAGCCATCCTGACAGGAAGCTGGGTCTGTACCAGGGGAAGGACGGTGACCTGGAGATCCTCGACAAGGACTACAAGTTCCCCGAAGACTACAAGCACGTTCTGGACGGGAAGATACGCAGTCCCTACTACGATGCAGAGTGTGCCAGGCCGGGGGCTACGCCGCAGTCGATTGCTCAGGAACTGGACAGGGACTACGGGGGTAGTGAGTACCAGCTGTTTGGCCCGGAGATGTATGAGGCCGCATCGACTCGCACCATGATGCCGTTTAAGCAGGGTATCTTCGGGTATGACGTGGAGACGCTTGATCCACGGTTTGCTGCGACGGATGACGGCCCGCTGAACTTGTGGTGTCATTTGCCGGATGACATGCCGATCAGAGATCAGACGTATGTGATTGGCTGTGACATCTCGGCTGGTCTGGGTGGTAGCCACACGTCTAACTCTGCCATCGTTGTCCTGGGTGCTACTACCTACGAGCAGGTTGCTGAGTATGCGACCAACACGGTCAAGCCGGATGATTTTGCTGACCTGGCGGTAGCCATGTGCAAGTGGTTCGGGGGGGCTTACCTGATATGGGAGATCAACGGGCCTCCTGGCTCAGGGTTCACCCGTCGCGTACTCAATCAGAACTATGACAACATCTTCTACCGGGAAGTCGAGCAGAGGAACTTCAAGAAGAAGACCAAGAATCCTGGTTGGTTCTCCAGCGAGAAGACGAAGCCCGCTGTACTGACAGAGATGAGCCATGCAGTGAAATCGGGAAAGCTCGTTCTTAGGAGCGAAAAGCTGTTGGAGGAGTGCCGTCAATATGTCTATAAGGAGGGGAGAATTGTCCATAGTCGGAGTGTGAAGACGCAGGATGATTCTTCCAAGGGACAGGCACACGGAGACAGGGTTATTGCTGCAGCACTGGCATGGCATGCGGTGAAGGACAGACCCCCAGAGATCAAGGCTGAAGAGTTTACCCAGGAGATCCCCTATGGGTCGATGGCCTGGAGAATGAAACAACACAGCGAGAAAATGGAACTTGTCAAAGACGATGGGTGGGACTAATGAATCCGAACAGTGAAAAAGACATGAGTCGCCTTTCGAGTGCGATCAAGACTTCCCGCAGGTCACTGAGGCCCTTTCGTGAGAAGCGGGCCAAGCTGATCAAGGACTATGTTGGGGCGCACTATGGTTCTGGTGGCCCGGACAAAGAGAACGTGATGAACCTGATGTATCAGACGGCTGATACCTACGTTCAGGCTCTGTCTGCGAACAGGCCCAGGGTTCTCATATCGACCAAGCATAATGACCTGTCATGGTTTGCTCACCACTTTGAGGTCGGGCTCAATAATCTGATTGCCGAGATCAAGCTGGAGGAGGTTCTTCGCCGGGCTGTCCTTGAGGCTTTCTTCTGCATCGGGATTGTGAAGGTTTATAACGCAGATGCCGGGCTGGTTCATCTTGAGGGTGAGGATGAGTGGGTAGATCCTGGTAAGCCTTATGCGGATCTCGTGAGTCTTGACGACTGGTTCTATGACATCCGGGCAACCAGTTGGCGCAAGTCCAAGTTCTGTGGTAACCGGTATCGGATGCCCTATGAGAAGTTCATGCGGGACGATTCCCTGGACAAGAAGATCAGGAAGGACATTAAGCCTACCTCTCGCCACACCTATGACGTGAACCTTGAGGGAGACAACCCGGTAAAGGACATGCTTGATGATGAGGCTGACAAGGATGACTTTGAAGAGATGGTGATGCTCAGGGACGTTTGGCTCCCTGAAGAGAAGCAGATCATCACCGTGGCAGAGGATCACGGTAAGAAGCCTCTTCGCGTCCTGGACTGGGATGGCCCAGAGGGTGGGCCTTACCACCTATTAGCATTTGCAGATGTGCCGGATCATGTGATGCCGCTGTCTCCTGCGATGACACTCAAGCCCCTGGCTGACATGATCAATGGGCTGCTCAGGAAGCAGCGTCGTCAGGCACAGAGGCAGAAAGACATTCCGTTCTACCAGTCTGGTTCGCATGACGATGCAAAGCGTCTGCAGCGGGCAGAGGACGGGCAATGGACACGGGTAGATAACCCGGACAGCGTGAATGTTCTCAAGATGGGTGGTGTGGATCAGGGGAACCTGGCCTTCCGTATGTCGATGCAGGAAGTGTTCGACCGTATGGCTGGTAATCTGCAGGCGATGGCTGGACTTGGCCCCCAGTCTGACACGTTAGGTCAGGATCGCCTGATTCATAGCCAGGTATCGAAGCGACAGGCGAACATGCAGTACAAGGTAGTTCAGTTTGCTGAGGGAGTCTGTCGTGACCTTGGCTGGCTTCTCTGGTCAGACGAGATACTGGAGATTCCCGGGACTAGCGACCTGGAGGGGTACGAGGTGGATTCCACCTGGATGCCTGAAGTCCGGGAAGGGGACTGGTTTGACTACAACTTCAAGGTCGAGCCCTATTCCATGCAGTATAAGTCCCCCAGTGAGCGCGCAGCAGCGCTTACACAGTTCATCAGTCAGATAGCAATGCCTATGTTCCCCATGATGCAGGAATATGGAGGAAATCTGGATATTCAGGAGATGATCGAGATCTACGCAGACTTGATGGACATGCCCAGGCTCAAGCAGATCATCATGTTCGAGGAGCCCAAGAAGGATCGTCCTGGCCCGAATCCGGCCCAACCACCTGGGCCAAAGGGTCAGCAGGGGCCTGACCAGAGGACGACGACAAGCATTCCGACAGGGGGCACGCCTGAGAACAGGAGCCATGTAATGCAGCAGCTTCTTCAGGGTGGACAACCGAATCAGGATCAAATGGCTAATTTAGGGAGGATGTAATGCCAGGACCAAGGAAATATCTGTGGAAGGACGAGGATGGGGAGGTTCGCTGGCATGATGTGCCTGTTCCTGCCCGGGGTGCCCCAAAGCCGGAAGGTGGCCGATACTTCGGTGCAAACGGCTGGAGTACGGGCCTGGAATCGGATTCAGCTTCGGTTCACAGCAGCCAGGTAAACGACTTCCGGGAGGACGCAAAAAAGCAAGGTTTGACTGGTGTTGAGTTTGATAAAAGTGGTAATGTTAAGTTCACAAGCCGCGACCAGCGTGCCCGCTATCTCCGACACCGGGGGTTCTATGATCGGGATGCTGGTTATGGCGATCCAACACCGAGGAACTTTTAAGGAGTAAGGGATGGCGAAGGAAAAGGAAAACGACCAGGAAGAGGAACCGGTCGAACTTAATGAAGATGATATGGCTGTTATTGACGAGATCAATAACGAGTCAGATGAAGATACAGAAGAAGATGGCTTTGCCGATGATGATTCCGGTGAGGTTGATGCTGGCGAGGATGATGATTCTCCTTCCGGTGACGATGAGCCTGGCGGTGAAATAAGTCCCGACATGGTTCAAATGGCGGCGAATTACGGGCTTAATGCCGGTGACTTTGCCGATGAGGCGGCTTTGGCCCGCACACTTGGAACTTTTAATGCCTACGGGCAGCAATGGAACCAGGCGTGGCAGAACCAACAGCAGCCTCGGGGGGAGGAAGGCGAACCCGCCCCAGTGGGTTACAAGTTTGGCTTTAAGGATGACTATTTCGACGACGACGTGGTTGAGGCTCTTAATGACGGCCTTAACTCTGTTGCCGGAGATACGCAGAGACAGATTGAGCAACTCGCTGCTTATGTGTTTCAGCATCAACAGGCCTTTCAGGGCCAGAGCGATGCTGCTTTCGCAGAGCACGAGATTACTGAATTCGACTCCGCTGTGTCCTCTTTGAGGCGAAAAGGTACCTTTGGTGACGGGGGCTATCGTGATCATGAACAGACTACAAAGTTTGCCAAGAACCGGGAGCGTCTCTATGACAAAGCCGTCTTCATGGCAGATGGGTATAGGGCAAAGGGCCTGCCTGTTCCTGATGTTACCGAATTGGTCAGACAAGCCGATAAACTCGAGTTTGAGAAAGACCATGACAAGTTGAATCGTCGCCGGGCGAACAATCGCATACGAAGGCAGGCCAGCCGCAGGGTTGGTGGCTCTAGTGGTGAGAAGTCGTCCAATGTGTCTGCCAATGACCCTGTTGACAGTCCCGCGCTTAAAGAAGCCTGGGACGGTTTCATGCAGGAGAATGGCGACACATAGGCGTTTTTTATAGGAGGTGCTAATTGTGCCGTTACTTCCAGATCAACTAGATGACTTTATCAATCTGACGCTTGATAACTTCAAGCGTAAGCGATGGGTTGATATTTCGCTGGATAACCAGCACCATGTCTTCGCATCCAAGTTCTTCGCTAAGAAGGGCAAAGACCCTGAAAAGGGCGGTGTCCAACTTAACTGGAAACTCCAGACGGCGAACACCGGGACTGCGAAGCACAGCGAGCTTTACGCTGTTGATGCCACGGGCGTGAAAGACCTCACGACCGAAGGTAAGCAGCAGTGGAGTAAGCAGACTGTGAACTTCAGTTACGACATCGACGAGGACGTCTTCCAATCGGATCGGGAGACAATCATTCGTGAAGTCCAAGTGCGAGAGCACTCGATGTATAACGACTTCTTTGAACTGATGGAGACGGCCCTCTGGTCGGCCCCCAGCAGCAGCACGCAGTCTCCTCGGCCTCCGAGTGGGATTCCGTTCTGGATTCAGAAGTCAACGACCACACCTGGCGGTGGGTTCACGGGGGGCAACCCGAGTGGATTCACCAGTGGTGCGGCTGGTATTGACTCTTCAAGTGTCTCCAACTGGAAAAACTGGGCGTTTAACTACACCACAGCCAGTCGGGACGATCTCGTTGCTAAATGCCGGAAGGCTATTGAGTTCTGCTATTTCCTGGCTCCTCGCCAGTATTCAGAGCTTGGTGGTGGACAGGCAGACAGCGACTGGGGTTTCTTCACGACGTACAACGTCCTGGAAGACCTTGAGAAGTTGTTGGAAGGTCGGAACGACAACCTCGGTGTCGATCTGGCCAAGTACGCTGGCAGTGTTGTTCTCAAGGGTAATCCCGTTACGTGGGTTCCTTACCTGCAGAACAATGATTCCAGCAACCCCATCTACGGTGTGAACTGGAGAGTGTTCCAGTACTTCTTCCGTAAGGGTAAGCACATGCTCCGTCATTCACCGCAGAAGGCTGCGCGTCAGCATACTGTCCGAGAAGTCCACATGGACAACTGGGGCAACTTCGTATGTTACAACCGTCGTCGCCTTTTCGTTGGCTACGTTGCATAACAACCTTTAGATAAGGAGAACCCGAGATGGGCGATCTATTTGTAAAACCTCAAGCTAAGTCCGGTTCGATCCGGCGTGGCTTATCACCAACTCTCTGGCACCAGGCCCCCGTAATGCAGATTATGAGTGGCGACCTGGGCGAAGGGTTTGGGTTTATTGATGACTTTCTGACGTTTGATGACGCTTCAGTTCGATGGCTGCTGACTGCAGCAACTTCTGGAACGACGGCTCTTGATACCGCAGAAAAGGGTGGTGTCTTGCTGCTTGATTCTGGTGCTGCGACCAACAACCAAGGGCCGCAAATCCAGATGGGTGGTGCCGTTGCTGCCTGTAGCTTCATCCCAAGTGCTGCTTCAAAGATTTACTTTGAGACTCGCCTAAAGTTGGTGACTATTGGTTCGACGACTGTTCAGTTTTTTGCTGGATTGTCTGAGGTTGATACGACCCTGCTTGCCGCTGCAGCTAATTCGTCTGCCAACCATGTTGGCTTTGAAGCCATCAACACTACCTCCGTGACGTTTGCTGCCGAAGTTGGCGGTTCCCGTACTGCGGATACTAGTGCTGGAACCATAGCTGATGGTACTTACATCAAGCTAGGCTTCCTCATTGATGGCGTGAGTTCTGTTACGCCGTATATCGATGGTGTTGCGGGCACGAAGCAGACGGCGGGCATTCCGACTGCTGAAGTGACTCCCAGTTTGACTTGCCACTCGTCAGGTACTACTCAGCCTGTCATGCATGTGGATTGGGTTGCCTGTTTCCAAGCGGAGCAGATTAGCAACTGATAACCAGGGGAGGGGGAGTAGTAGTGGGGTTTTTTGCCTTCCTTTCGGCTCTGCTGCTCTCCCCTTCCATTTTTTTGAAAGGGAAGCAATGCAACAGTTAAAAGAAGACCTGCGGATAGTATTGGGATCGGAGATTCCTCAGGAGCTTGACGACATCCTTGATAAGGTGGTCAGGCTGTATCACAAACGAACAAACGGGCCAATTGGATTCGACACGGTGTGTCTTTTGGCCACACTTTGGTATTCCGGTTTCTTAAAATCACCCAAGAAGCCAGTGTTATCAGGTAGTAGTAAATGAGCTTTTTGCGCAACCAGGCTGTCACGGGGTTTACCTTTGCCCTTGTGAACAAGACATCTGGTGCTGCCCTGACGGGTGGTGCCGGTGCTGTCAGCAAGTATTACACGCTTGATGGGGGCACACAGGCCTCCATTTCTGGTTCTGTCGCAGAAGAAGGCAATGGTCAGTACAGCGTCAACCTGACGGCTGCTGAGATGAACGGTGCCGTAGTCGGCCTCCTGTTCACCCATGCCAGTGCCATACCGGTTCAGTTTACTATCAAGACGGTGGGTGGATCGACCACCTCATCGAGTGAATCCACGCTTTCACTGAGCCTTACTGGCCTTCGCAAGGAGGTCGGTTGGCTATGGCTAGGGGACAGGACAAGTGGAAACTGGACTTCAGACGAGACTGACCAGATCGACGAGATGATATTTGCTGGCTTACGCCAGTTCTACCATCCCCCTCCCCTGCCAGGACAAGGCTTGGCCCATCAGTGGTCTTTCCTGGAACCGACGACAACCCTTGCCACGGTGGCAAACACGTCGGACTATACCCTTCCCGCCAGCTTTGGTGGGATGATCGGGCCTCTTACTTTTGCTGCCGGAGACAACCGATGGAACGCCATCGACATTACGAATGAACATCGCATTCGTATCCTCCGGCAGCGGGACTTTAACTCTCTGAAAAGCCATCCGATTTCTGCGGCACTACGGGCCAGGACTTCGGATGGTAGTGATGGTCAGAGGTTTGAGCTTCTCCTGTGGCCGACACCGGACAAGGAGTACACGCTTTCCTATCGCTACCATGCCCTGCAGGCGAAGCTAACGACCTCCAATCCGTATCCCCTGGGTGGCGAAGTCCATGCAGAGGCGATTCTGGAGAGCTGTCTGGCCATCACAGAGCAGCGTCTGGAGAACAATGCTGGAGTCCATACCCAGAAGTTTGCAGAACGTCTAGCCGCTTCTATCTCCCATGATCTCCAGTTGAACGCACCTGAGTACATGGGGTACAACGGCGACCGTTCCGATGGCCTTGGGCCTTCAGAGAATGAGTTCCGAAGGTACTTTGGTAGCGACGTGGACTATGACGGAACGATCTTCTACGACACCAACCCAACCTAGGTGACCTATGCACCAGACACCACAGAACGCCACTACAGGCACTGTTTCCCTTACTGACGCCGTGGGTTCGACTCCGGTCATTAACTACCGTGGTTACCGCAAGGGGTTCGTGTATGTGCCGAATGGCAGCAGTCTTACAGGTCTTACCTGGTATGCCTCAGATTCCGAAGATGGCGACTACGAGGCCTGTCACGACGGCAGTTCGGCAATCACCAGTACAGTAGCAGCAGACCGTGCTGTTCCTCTTCCAACGACCCTGGAAGGCGCAGCTTACCTGAAGGCCGTAGGGAATGCGGCTGGAGACGTTAAGTTTTCCTTTATCTCTTAGGAGAAATGACCAGTGACTTCACACAGAGTATTACAAGACATTGCGAACTCCACCGAGCTTAGTCTGCTTGATCCCGGCAATGCCGGAACCATCCTGTTAGACCGTAGTGGTGGCGTCTGTTCAGTTGTTACCGCAGCATCGGAGAGTCGTAAGATTGGATCTCCCCAGCGTACTGGCATCGTGATCACTGTCTGTCTCAAGACAGATGGCGGTGACCTGGCCATTACTAGTGCTGGTGGTGAAATCCTGAACTCCGGTGCTGGTACTGAAACGACCGCGACAATGGCCGATGCCGGTGACGTTCTGACCTTGATCAGCGTCGACAAGGGATCGAATGTTGTCTGGGCTGTCCTTGCAAACCGTGGTGCAACCCTGAGCTAATCATGCCGAGAAAACGCACCAGATTCCACATGCCGTGGCCTTCTGGTGGTTTGGTGCTCAGTACATCGCATGAGGATCAGCCCAGGGGGACGACTGTCGATTGCCAGAACGTCCGGGTCTACGACCCTCTCACTGGCCGGGCCAGGGGTGCGCAACGGGCGGGTCTAGCGAAGTACAACAGTTCCCGAACTGCCGATTCCCAGGTACAGGACATGGGCGTGGTGGTAGCAAGAGGCACACCTTCAGACCAGGAGGAGGTGGGTGCCCGGACTGTGACTGCTTATGCGGTTACCAGCGGGACTGTAGCCAAGTTCACGACCAGCGGGTTCACTACTGCGACGAATGGGGGTAGTGCCCTTAGCTCCAGTGTGCCGGTTGTATTCTCTACCGAACTGTTTGGCATCGTGTACTTCGCAGACGGGGCAGCAGAGAAGAAGTGGACGGCCAGTACCAATACGGTAGCGGCCTGGGCTGCAAGTCCTGGTACTCTCCCGACCAGCGGTTCTAACAAGCCCCGGTTGATCGAGACGTGGAGAAGCCGGATTGTGTCCAGTGGGATCAGTGCTGACGCCCACAACTGGTTCATGAGTGCTGCCGGTAACCCCCTGGACTGGGATTACTCACCAACAACAGAGACTGCGATCCAGGCGGTAGCGGGGAACAATACAGATGCGGGGAAGAGTCCTGACATCATCAACTCCATGTGCCCGTACAACGATGATGTACTGATCTTCTTTGGCGACCATACCATCCACCAGATGACGGGTGATCCGGCTGAAGGGGGCCGTATTGACCTTGTGTCCTCTACTATCGGGGGTGCCTGGGGCAGGTGTTGGGCCAAGGCCCCGGACGGGGCTGTGTACTTTTACGGTTCCCGGGGCGGTGTTTACCGCATGGCTCCTGGTGGATCTCCTCCTGAGAGTATCACAGAGGGTGCTATTGAAGAGAAGTTCAAGAGCATCAACATGAACACAACATTAGTACGGCTAATATGGAGCGACAGGGAGAAGGGTCTTTATGTGTTCCTGACTCCGCTGGACGGGTCTGCCACGACAAACTACTTCTTTGATGTTCGCAGCGGTTCCTGGTGGCTGGACAAGTTTGCTACTGCAGCCCACAACCCCACGTCGGTACTGACCTTTGACGGGGATACGAGCAGTGACAGGACGCTCCTGATGGGTGGTCAGGACGGTTATGTACGCAAGTTTGACTACGATACCCCGGCAAATGCTGACGATGGTGTGGCCATAGACAGCTATATCTGGCTGGGGCCTATCCAGTTGACCAACAAGCCAAAGTTAATGTTGCGGGAGCTTAATGCGGCGTTCGATACTGCAAGCAACGATGTGTCCTTTGCCGTCTATGCGGGGGAGAGTTCCCAGGTTGCCAAGGCTGCAACTGCCAAGTTCACCGGCACATGGGTAGCTGGCAGGAACAAGTCGGAAAGGCGTCGGGCGACGGGTCATAACCTGTTTGTCCGGTTAAGGAACAACACGAACAGTCAGAAGTGGCAGTACGAGTTTATGGGTGTGTCAGTTGACAGTTTCGATGGCCCCAGAGCGAGGCAATGGTAATGGCATTAAATGGATTCATAAAGAACGCTGCAAGGGATCCCAGTCATGGTGTTCGTGCTCGTCGTAACGCACAGCAAATGGCTACCGCTCCCAAGGCTTTGAACCCAATATCGGGGCAGCAGATTTTTATTGAGGAGTTTGCTTCCGGCTCACTCCCTGATTACGGTAATACCGGCAGGATAGTGTGGGCACCAGACAATAGTCATATCTACATAGATACGGGGTCTGGTTGGAAGTCCGTGGAACTTACTGGATAAAAGGAGAAGACTATGCCGAAGGTAGGAAAGACAAAGTATCCGTATACAAGCAAGGGTAAGGCGGCAGCGAAGAAGGCCGCAAAGAGGGCAGGAACCAAAGTGAAACGTACAAAGAAGAGGAGTTATTGATGGTACTTCCACTGGCACCGATGGCGGGCTTATTGCCACAGTTACTGAAAAAGATGAACCAGCCTCAACCCATGGCACCTCCACCTCCTGGGATGCAGATGCCCCCACGTGGTCATGTCGCAGGGGGGACTATGGGCCTACCGCCGACACCATTTCCCGAGCCTGGCATTGATCCGCGAGGAACGGGGACGGGTGGCCGACCCCTTGCTTCAGGGGGTGATATAGACCTCCCAACTGTTGGGCCTGGGCAACAGCCGCATACCCCCGTGCCCCCAGAC